GCCTGTGGGTGGGGTGTAAGCCAAGGTTGCGGTCTGAATATTGCTGGCATACACATTTGGATCAGGGCAAAAGAAAGTCACCTGGGCCACGATGTAGCCATAGGTGTAGTTGGGGTCTACGGTGGCCCTCAAGCCTCGTACGCGGGCGTACACGACCTGTTCGGTGTCAGCGTTGGACATAAGGAAGTAAAGGGGCGTGGTGCCGCTCTGTTGGGGTAAAAGCGCCCTTTGAATAGTGTTGAAATTTACCTGAGCCGTGGCTCCTGGGGAAGCCAGGCATAGAAACTGAATGGTGATCTCACGGCCTGATAGAAAGTCGCGGCCTGAGAACATACCGTCTGCGTAGCCTCGGTTGTCATCTTGGCTTCGGATGTCAGGTAGCGCTTCTAGCCCATCAACTGACTGAATCTGATAGGGCGATCCTGCGCCGCCAAAGACCTGGTTATTGAAGGAGAACGAATACTGTTGAATTACGGCTGGCATTTTATCGGTCCCTTAACGCGGCAGATTGCGATGATGTTCTCATAGGCACAGCAACAGTTACTGCCGTTCCGTATTTAATAGCAGAGACAACATTGTTGGCAGTTGATGCTGGGTTAGTTAAATTCACACCTGAAATATTAGTGTTGATGTTTGTGACCGAGCCTGGTGATCCTTTTGGATTTGCTGCTGGCGGTTTAGGTGGTGGCACAATCTTAGGAGCCGCAGCAGCCGCCGCGTAATCAGCATTTGCTTCAGCCAGGGCAGCAGTCGCAGCAGCAACAGCCGCAAGTTGGGCTTGTAAGGCTTTTAACTTTGCGGCAGTTGATGAGGAGATGTCGTCAATAGCCTTTTCAAAGGCAATCTGAGAATCAGTCAGCGCCTTTTGCAGAACTCTTTGTGCTTCTGCTAATCCTTCATTAAGTCGCTTTTGCGCTTCGGCTCTAGCCTTTGCAAGCGTTGCTTCTGCTTCAGCCAAGGACTTGTCTAAATTTGCTTTCGCGGTTGCAATAGCCTCTTGTAGTTGAGTTGCCGCTTCAAGCATACGAGCATCGCGTTCAATCTTTGCCTCTGCCATAGACCTGGCATATTCAGCGTTTGCTTCTGCTAATGATTCTTGTAGTTCGCGGTCAACTTCGGCCAAGGAGTTCTTGAGATCAATAGCCACTTGATCATAAGCCTGGCGCAACTCAGCCGTTGCAAGGTTGGCTCCGTTGTTCATTGACTTTGCTAAAGCGTCTAGACCTGTTTCTTGAATTGACTCAAGATCCATGAAAGTGTTTTGAATTTCAGCCTGTTGTTCGGGTGAGGATTTCTTGAGTTCATCAACCATCTGAAGGCCAACTTCAGGGCCAGCCTTTACAATCTGTTCAATAAAGGTTTGGGCATAACCTTCACCAGCAAGGTAAGCCGCAGCCTCTTGTAACTTCTTAGCATCATCAAGTTGCTTTTTCATTTGGGTCAAAAGACCGCCTGATGTCTTGCCCTTAAATGCCTCAGTTAAACTAAAGCCTGTGCCTGAAGCAAAGGCGCTGCGAAGGCGATCTACAGATTGCTGAATAATTGAAACTTCTTTATCCGCAGCGGACTTGCGTAAATCCACAGCCTTTTGTGCGGCGGCAGTTCTAAGGTCAGTTAATCTCTTTTGATGCGCAGCCTCAATGTCGGCAGTTTTCTTTGCATAATCTTTAGCAATCTCCACCATTTCTTTGGTGTGTGATTTTTGAGCGTCTGCGTAGGCTTCGTTATAAGTGACTTGAGCCTCGGCACGCTTCTCAGCAGCATTGGCTTCGGCATCTGCTAAAGCGTTAGCATAATCTTTTTGAAGGTCAGCAACCTTTTCTTGATAATTTTGGTGCGTTTTAATTTGCGCTTCCATGTAAGACATCTGTGCTTCGGCAACTTGCTCGGCGCGCTTTTTGGCTTCCTCAACGGCTTTTTTAGCAGCGCCTCCAGCAGCGCCGCCACCTGTTGAAGCGCCTGGACCGCGCCCTGCCATAGCCGCATCTTGTTTTGCAGCAATACCCATAGCCCCTTTTTGTAACAATGCAAGTTTGTTGCTTGTTGCAGTGATTTTGTTAGAAACATCATCGAGACCTTTACCTATTGATTTAGCCCAACCCATGCCAGGTATCCTGCCTAACATGCTAAAGAATTTGCCTGCAAATTCAGAAACTTTTGCAAAAGAATTTAACACCGCTTGTAAGGCTTTAACCACAACAGCCCTAAATGTTTCACTATTTTTCCAAGCATAAACAAATGCCGCACCCAAAGCAGTGATCCCTGTAATAATCAAGCCAATTGGATTGGCGCGAATAGCCGCATTTAATAAAAGCATAGAAGCGGCAAGCCCATTAGTAGAAGCAATTGAGGCTATGGTTGCGCCTTTCATAAGAGTTTGCATGACAACAAATGCTTGTTGTGCTACTTTCACACTTATTAAAACGGCTCTGTAAGTTAAAAGTGCCGCAACTAATGTTGCAACAATAGAAGCATAAATTTTTATAGCCTGATAATTTTCTTTGAAGTATGTGCCGATACTTTTAAGAATTGGAATGAGAATTTTAAGTAAAGATAACAAGGCTCTGAATGCGGGCATAAGAGCATCACCAAGGGCAACCTTAGCGTCTTGCAATTGAGCGGCTAAAGTTTTCATTGTGTTTGCTGTTCCGTCTGCGGTGCGAGCGTAGTCACCTTGCGCAAGAGCGGTGTCACGCATAATCAAAGCGTAAGAAGCCTGTGCCTTAATAGCCGCTGGCAGCGTACCTTTTGTGGTGGTTATCAGACCCATGCGCAGGGCTTCTTCTTTTAATCGAACTTCTGAAAGAGCAACACCGAAGCGCTTCAAAGGTTCTGTCTCACCTGAAAGACCTGAACGCAAAGCGGTGATGGCTTGATCAATTGATGTGTTGTTAAACGATGCCATGTCCGCAGCCAACTGCACCAGGCTGGTTGACATCTTTTGCGCTTCACCTTGACCCAAACCAAAAGCCTGAAACAAGTTACCGTAAGTTCCAGCAGCCTCTAATGCAGCCTGGTTAGAAATACCAAGATTCTGTGCCGCGCTTGCACCAAACTTCTCAACTTCTGCTGCGCCTTCGCCAAACACAACGCGCACCTTTGATAAAGACTCCGCCATATTTGAAGCGGCCATAATTGACTCTTTAGCAAAAGTTGCAACTTGAGTCGCGGCAAAAGTTGTACCAAGTGCTACGCCAACCCTTTTTAAGTTTCCAACAAAGGAATTCATTCCTGTGCTGGCCTTTTTTACACTTCCGTCAACACCCTTGATGGCAGACTCTGCATCAGCCAGGCCTTTTTTTAATTGCGATACATCGGCCTGGAGTTGAATAAGGATTGGCGGGATTGTCGATGCCATCACTTACTCCTTAAATACATCGCAAAAGCGCCAGTAAAAGTCCTGTTAAGAGCGCCTGATTGTTTCAGGCTTTCTACGGCAGGAACCATGTAAGGATATTTTACTCCCGATTTCCATGAAGGAAGTCCCATTTCAACAGCGCGTGCATAAACCATTGAAGCACCAACTTCGGCCACATAAGTATTTCCAAAGCCAACCTTAGTTTGTGAATAAATAGATCGGCGCAAATTACCAGTCATCACATTGGGACCAGGGCCAGTTCCTGCAACGCGAGGAGTGCCTCTTGGGTGCGTTCCTGTGTTGGCATTCTTTTTGGCTTGGCGTTCTACGGAAGCAGCAGCCATTCCTATGGCATAGCGAGCAGCGTCATTGACTTTCTTTTCAGTCAGATTAAGTCCAGCCAAAACTTCAGCAAGGTTCTTGATCTCCACTACTCTCTCACCTCACTTTGTAACTTAGTAACCGTTGCCGCTATCGCCAACAACCAATCAGAAGTCCCTGCGGGTAGATCATCTACCTGGTCGGGTGTCCAACCAAAACGATCTGCAAATTGGAAATAGGCCCACTCCTCATCGGGGTAGGCTAAATCCTCTCGGCGTTCTCCACCCTCAAGCAGCCACTTTAGGCGTTCAAGTTGTCGGTAGGCGCTTTTGGGTCTTGCTCATTCTCTACGGTTTCTCCTAAAGATGGGAACAAGAACTTCTGAGCATCTTTTGTAGCCTCGACCAAAGCATCGTAATCTTTCATTTCCAACTCATCTAAGTTGTCGATTTTAAGAGCAGGAATAAGAAGGTCCAAGGACCAATCCTCGATAAGCATCGCAATTAAAGCATCGCCTAAAGCAAGCGCACGAGTTAAATCGCCGCCTTCAACATCAGCGGTCTTTAGAACTCGCTTGCGATCTTTAACGCGAAGTTCTTTTGGGTCTTTCAGGGTGACTGTTGCGCCTGAAGGTAGTGTTATTTTCTGTGACATTTTGCCTCCTGTTTGTTTGCCTTCCTTACATCATAACTTAAAAGGAGCAGGTGGGCGGGATAGCGGGAAGGCGTTCGCCATCAACCAATCCCACCTGCTCTGGAGTTTATGCGTAGGTTCCTGATGCTTTCGCGTTCTGTAAAACCCACTTGATCGGTGCAAATCCACCTGTTGAACCAGCGTCTGTTGTAGTTGCTTGGCCATTTAAGTCGATTGATACTTGAACAAAGTCCTCACCGCGTTCAATAACGGCGGCTGTGTAAGCGCCCTTAGAAATTGTGGCTTGGATTTGAACAGCGCTCGCGCCTGAGCCATAAGCCCAGTTAAGAACAATTGCTGGTTGAGTGTTGTTTAGGAAGCGTGTTAGTTCTGTGTCGTCTTCCATAATGAAAGTGATCTTGCCAGTAACTTCAAGAGGTCCTAAGAACACTTGATAAGGGTTCTGTGTGTTGCTGATGCCATAAACAGGAGTGACTGAGCGAGTCATGTCGATATTGCCTGTCATAGCGTCAGAGACAGTTGCTCCGCCAATAGAAACAGCGCCACGCCATACCACGGTTGGTAGAAGGGTGCTAAATGTTGGAGTTGGATCTGCTACTGCGCTTGAAGCCCAGCCTGTTGTCTTAGTGTCGTACTCAAGCATTCCATCAGCGTTAAACTTCAAAGAGAAGTCGCTGAATTGGCATCCTGGGTAAGAACGAACATCTGCTGCATAAAAGTCAGTCAATGTGTATGAAATTGGCTGATCATCAGCACCTGATACAAGGCTGTTCTTTAGCGAAATGGTGTGTGTGTATGGGGCTGATGCACCTGTTGTTGCTACAGAACCAAGAAGTCCTGCGATCGCATAACCAACTGTGTCGGCAAATACTGCGCCGCCAAAGTCAAAGGTTGAGCGAGTGCGACCTTGTAGGTATGCGTAGTTCACAACATTGGAACCACGAAGTCCTGTGTCATAGAGTGGATCTACAACATCGACTGGCTTGATGCTGTCTTTAGCAACAGGGATAAAATCTGTTGGGGCTACAATCGTACCTTTGGTCACTTCTTTAGCGATACCCAGGTACGAGCGTACGGATTGCTGTACTGACATTATTCACTCTCCTTAGAGTTAAGGTCTGACGCGGCAGACTTGATTGGGGCTGGTGTTGGAATTGCTGCTGGCTTTGCTCCTGGTGCTGCGCAATCAGGGTGTGCAAAACCTTCGGGTGCGTCAAACTCGTCACCTGGTTTTAATGTGATCCCTAGCGTAGGGAACACACGCTCATCTGTTCCGTTGTATTTCAGTTTCATGTTGCTCCTTATGCTTGGATCATTTCTGTAACAAGGAATTCTATCTCAGCAAACACTTCGGAAGCGCCCTCGTTGGTAGTTGAGACTTCTCCATAGCGTGCATTGATAACTGGTTCTGCTCCTTGCCACACAAGATTACCTGTCGGATCGCCAAAATTATGGTCCGAGCGCAGCCTTGTTTTGATGTTGTCGATCAACACATCAAAGTCATCCATTACATCCTCTGCATTGCGCTGCATAGAGTGGGTATAAACCTGAAGCACAACGGTGTAATCCACGCGCTTCCAACCACTTGTTGCACCACCAATAGCCAGGCGTGTTTCTGTTTCGGTTGCTATAAAAATGACAACAGCCGAACGAGTTAACTGTCCAGGCTGGGAGTTGATTTGATAATTAATACGCTTTGGGAAAGAAGTAAAAACCTGGTTCAGGTTTGTTATAGGTGGGTTGGAAATAAACGCCGCGAGCGTGTTTCGGACCCCTACGCGGCCAGCCATTAACGGACCCTGCGGTACTTATCGACCATGTCCAAAGCCAACTTGATCTCGCTGCCGTAGCGGGTTGCCCCTGGAAGGCTTGCTGAAGGTTGAGTTGTGATGTTCATGGTTAAAGAATTGTCGCCTCGCACTTTGATAAAGGCAGTCGTGATTAAAATGCACGCTTGTTTAACCGCGTTTGGCATATTACTGATGACTGCTCCAGCCGCGTGGGTATAAACAAGAGGGCTTGCCAAAGTTACAGTTGTGCTTCCATAG